TCATACCTACATCTGAATATCCATAATACCCTGTAGTTCCTAAATGCACCAAATGAATATCTTTACCTGATTCTACTATTGCACAAAGTACATTATTTGTTGCATTAATATTATTATTAACAGTATATCTTTTATGGTAGGGTGACTTCATGCTATATGGAGCAGCACGTTGTTCTGCCAAATGAACTATTGTAACTGGATCATATTTATTAATTAATGTCAATAATCTATGATAATTATCAGCAACATTAAAATTCTCATATTTAATTATTTTTCCTGTTATATCTTTCCATGTCTGTAACCGTCCATGTATAGGCCAAATAGGAGTCAATGAATTACTTTCAAGTTCAACATCTGTTATTCGTCTAGCTAGATTATCAACAATAACCACATTAAATCCTGCTTTAGAAAGTTTCAATGCTGTGGGCCAACCAACAAATCCATCTCCCCCCAATACTAATATTATAGGATAATTATTAAATTTTAAATCTTCATCTTTTTTTGAGGTCATTTTGATACTCCCTTAGTGTATCTTGCTTTGCTCCTTTATTTGCTCCCCATAAAATTCCTTGTCCATGTCCTTGTGGACTTAAAAATGATGGTGGAACATCACCGAACTTTACTTCATCTTTTAAATCTAGATAAGCATAATAACATGATGTTTGCCCAAATCCTGTTTCTCTTTTATGAGCAGGAACTTTACATAAATGATATATCCATCTATCTAAAAATTTCCTACTATTCTCACTACCATTATATCCTTGAACAGATATTAATGTAGCTCTATTTTCATATCTAACATAACCTTCACGTTTTATCTGTTTTTCTATTCTCCATCTTGTAGTGAAATCATTAGCCTTAACAGTTTCAACTATAGGAGTTATATCTTTTTTAACGTATGTATCAATATCAACATGTAACATTGGTTCTTGATACATATCTAAAAGTTGTTTTATTTCTTTTAATCTATCTTCAGCCGCAATCATTAACTTCCAAACTTTACTTTCTTTATCAACCTTAACTGATTCTACTCTATTCTTATATTTTAATAAAGTTTTTTTATCAACCTTGGCACGTTTAGCCATTTGATCATAATCAAGGTCTTCATTCATGACTATTACATCATGATATAAATCATGTAATTTATCAATTCTTTTATCATCTAAATTTCTTGTAGACAAAAAAAGTCTTAAACCATAACCATTACTTTTAGCTAATGACTGAACAAAAAGCTTTGCCCATTCAAAATATCCTTCTGTAAAATAACTATGTATTATCATTTTCTATTAAAATCTGCTCTAAACCTTGCTAGGTTTTCGTGCTTTGCTCCTTTATTTGCTCCCCACAATATACAATTATCTCCTTGGCCTGATAGACTATATGTATTAGGTGGAATTATTCCCCAATACAGCATATCTTTTAAATAATCGTATGCTTCATAACACGTTATTTGTCCAAATCCTCTTGCTCTGTATTTTGGTGAAACTCTTTCTATATAATACATCCATCTATCTAAAAAAAGTAAACTAGGGTCTCCTATTTTATATCCCTGAATACAACAAATAATCACATAAGCTTTTTTCTTTATATATCCAAATTTTTTCATTTGTTGATCATATTTTATTATAGACGTAAAATCATGATTATCTATAATATCAAACCAAGGATCAAGAGATTTCCTTATATAAGAATCAATATCAAGATTTAACATCAAATCCCCTTTATTAAGACTGTATGCAACCCTTTTTATCTCCCTTATTCTATCTTCTGCCGATATCATCAACTTCCAAACCCAATTATACTTGTTGATTTTAACATTTTCAGTTTCAGTTTTATATTGCATTAAAGTGTCAAGGGGAATTTCTGCTCTTTTAGCTAATGTCTTATAATCAAGATTTTGATTAATTACTTCAATATCACCTTTATAAAGTTTTTTAAGTTGCTCTTGTCTATTTTTATCAAGATTTCTTGAAGATAAAATTAATTTGTATTTCTTTTTATTTGTTTTAGCTAATGATTCTACAAATAATCTTGCCCAATCATAATATCCTTCTGTAAAATAACTATGAACAATTTTCATATATAAACATCCTTTTCAATTTTTTCTTAACTTTAGGTGTCAACCCAAAAGCTTCCTTACATGCTAATTTTACTTTTTTTTCTCTTGTTTTTCTATAGTTGTCTACCTTTCTTCTCAAAAAACTTGTTGTTCTTTTACCTGCCTTTTGTTTTCCTACTTTTGGATGTTTTTTTTCATATTCTTTTATCGTCTTCTCAATCAAATATCCAAGAAAATATCCATGTTCACATCTTATAATTAATTCATCAATTATCTCAATATTTTCTTGAGGTAAAATAGGTTTTAAAGTGTTAAATGCAGATAAAAGTTGTTCATAACATCCTTTAACATCCCATTTTAAATATTCAGGAGTTGGATTACATATTTCACTTACATATTTCTCTCTATTCAATCTTTGAAATTTAAATGGTGTATTAGACCATTTTTCAATTTCAGTATCAATATCATCAGACCATTCAGCTATTTTATCTTTATCAAAATTTGCAAAAAAATTCGGAAATAAAGTTCCTGTATGTTTATCAACTTTCTCTAGAAAATTTCTCAACCTTGCACTAGCCGCTTGATTAGTAACTAATACCCTATCTAATAAAAGTCTTATATGATGAAATGCCTTATACTGATCTTTAGTATAATCATCAATCAACTCATAAAAATAAAGAGTAAATCCAAGACCTCTTAATACAAGGCATACATGACCTGATTTAATTCCATATTTTGGTATATCAACTTCATTTTGATCTGATTCTCCAATAGCAACCATCCATTTACCAAAAACCTTCCAAGCTTCACCTATCTTAAGTTTAGAAGGCAAGTCTTTTTTCTTACCCATTAAACGAACTCCATATCCACTCCTTTTTTTCTTTTTAACAACTTCAATATCTGCTATTATTGGTATTTTACATTCCATTTATAACTTCCCTAAATATCTTTCTTTCATTATTATTTATTACCTTTTCCCATGTCCAATCTTTCAATATAGTTTTTCTTGCTTTTAATCCCATTTCATAAACTTTTCTTTGATTTTTCTTCATCCATTTCAATCTATGAGAATATTTAGAAACTTTCAATTTTACTAACCATCCATTCTCACCTTGTTTTATAAATTCAGGCATATTACCTATTTCATTTGATAAAATTGGCTTTCCACAACTAGCTGCTTCTAATGCTGTATTTGGTGTACCATCCATAGTAGACGCTACAATATATGCATCAGCACTATTATAAAACTCATTCATTTTATCTTCAGGTAACGCATTCTCAAAATTTCTTTCATTGGTTATAAGTTTAACATTAGCTTCTCTACATGCAGGTTTTATTATTGATTCTAAGCCCTTTTCTGGATTTGCTTTACCACAAAAGGCAATAGTGAATTTAGCTTCAGGCTTTTTTTCAAAAACATTTCTAGTTGGAAAAAAAACTTTAGGATCAACCCCTCTTGGAGCTAAAAAGGTAGGCCCATTATATATTTTTCTAAGGTCTTTTAAGCTCAACTCATTATTAGCAAGTATAGCTTTACATTTACTAGTGAGATTTCTAAAATTTGATATAGCCATTTCTTTAGATTTTCCACTCATAAAAATAGGTCTTAAAGTAGGATATACAGTAACCATAGTAATTACTTTATTCCCTCTTTCTAATGTTCTTTTAGTACTTTTCTTAATAAGCATTGTATGAAAAAGAAAGTATATAAGATCGAATTTTTTTGATTGCTTCTTTTGATCATTAAGCCATTTATTAAAATGATTTATATCCATAAAATCAGGATCATTTCCATGCATTTTATTATTTATATACCTATTTACATCCTTTTTACTGAAAGCATTAATAGTGCTCATTCTTTCAAAATTATTATAACTTTCAGAATCCATTAAAACAAAATCAAATTCGTCTTCAAGATACTTCTTAATCATTTGTGCTCTTTTCCATCCCCCCCATTTTTTAGTATCAGATACTAAAAGAACAGATTTTTTATTCATAAATCCCCCTCAAATAATTCCTTATATGTAACAACAGAAGTCTCTTTTTTCGATACAGCAATTTTACCTGCTCTTGCTGCATATATTAATATCTTTTCCATATCATCTTCCCAAGGTTCATAACACATCATATAAGCTAATACAGCAATAACAACATCCCCTGCTCCACATACATCATATATATGTTCAGGTTTGTCCATTATATGACATGGATTCTTTTTATATTTTGATCTATTAAAATATGCCATTCCTTCATATCCAAGAGTAACCAATATCTGATATGTACTAAATTTATCGAAAAGAATTCTACCTACATCAGGTAATGATTCCTTTGTAACTTTCAATCCTGAAAAATATTCAGCTTCTTTCTTATTCAGTTTTACTAATTCACATATATAATCTTGATTATAATAATGATCTCCTTTATATGGATCAATCAACATTTTTATTTTTCTTTCAATACAAAATTTAGAAAGATAATATAACATGGTCTCTGTAACTGCTCCCTTACCATAATCAGCCACAATAACAATATCAATATGTTCATCATCAAACTGATCTAATGCTTTTTCAATTTCAATATCAGTTATTTTTCTACCCTTACCAACATCAAGTCTAACTATTTGTTGTTGACCGCTACATATTCTTGTTTTAACAAATGTCTTAGGTATATCAAATGTCCATCTATCATCAAGCATGTTTTCAATCCAACGTCCATCAACAGTATTTGAAGTTCCACCTATTATAATAGGTTCTCCACCAATAGCTTTAATATTTTGATATACGTTACCTGCTCCCCCTAAATATCGTCTTTTTGTTTCAATATCAACAATTGGAATAGGAGCTTCAGGAGATAATCTATTTACTTCTCCATAAACCCATTCATCAATCATTAAATCTCCCACTATAAGGACTTTTGGATTATGAACACCCTTCTTTTCATCATAATAGCTCCACTTCATATCTTCACCACCCTTTTAGGTACAGATAGACCTCTATTTTTTAATATAGATGTAAATTTATTCCATAAAGCATCAGGCAACCATCTCATTTCATATCTGCCTTTTTTCTGAACATCCTTGAATCCTTGCTCCATTCCTGAAGTCATTCCAAGATCACAATAAAAAACTGTTCTTTCTGCAACATCTCTCCAAAAAAATCCTGCTTTAATTCCTTTTTTTCTTTCATTCGGTATATCATCTCTTAAAACAAATTCTTGAGTATATAATAGATGTGATGCATAAGGCGATTCATTGTGATTTACCAACATATCATGCATACAAAATCTACCATACATCTCATTAACTTTAATCATATCTTTATCACCTGCATATGGTGATTCCAAAATAACTCTTTCCATAACATTTTTCTCCTTATATTTTTTCTAATACTTTTAAAACATCTTCTAATCTTCTTTTACATGAATGATGAGATTGCATATATTGAAATGCTTTCTCTCTCATTTTTGTGGTATTCCTATTTTTCCACTCATCCCATAAATTTTTAACTATCATAGGATCATTATAACTATAAAATGGAACATAAAGGTCTTCAGGTATGTATCTGTCCATATCTTTGAATTTTCGCATTATCATGAATGCTCCTGCTCCCAAATATTGAAAAGGTCTAACGTCCATATACCCATCAATCTCATATCCCACACACAAACCTAAGATACATTTTGCAGAAGCACTTAATTCAAGGGTTCTCTCTCTTAAATCTTGAGCAGATTGAGTTTTAAATATTTTAATCTTCATTACTTTTTGTAAACTTTCTATAAATCCTGCTCTGTTATCAGCCCATCCTTGTCTATGAGCACCCGGTGAACCTGTAAAAACAGGATTCTTAAAAGCAAGTTCTTTCTCCCATTCTCCCATAACATCATAACACAAAGATGAATAAGGACTATAAAAAACAGGTATTTTAAAAGCTTTTGAGCAATTTTCCACCATTGGATAAGTTCCAACAAAAGCTGCATCAAATACTCCCCTCAAATCTCCCATATATCTATCTTTAGTTCTAGCATCTTGACAAGTATGGACAATTATAGTAGGTAATTTTGATTTAATATCTTTAAAGAAATTCATTATTGTATTTGTTGGATGGATATTAGCATGAAAACTTAAATGAGTAAAAATATAATGAGGTTCTATTTTTAAAATTTCCCATCTTAAATCATTTAATGGAGTCGATTTATAATCTATATGATAAACAGCAACATTATTCATATTTAACCCTTGTGTAAAGGTTTTCACAAACCAAGAGTAACCTAAATTCGTATTACCTATTATTAATGCTTTTTTTATACTCATATGATAAACATTCCTTTATAAGTTTTTCCAATTCATCTATATTCTTCATCGTATTTTCTAAAGGTGTATTTTCTTCTAATATATAGCTATCACCACCACACCAATCACATCTTGGATTAACACATTCAGCACCCTTCTTTTCAGGATATGCTTCAAATTCATGATGACATTTATTACAATGAAAATATGACATTTTTACTCCCCCATTAATTATCTATATAATCCAATATACACATATCTTTAGCTGTGGTAGTATCAAACCATGAAGTTTTAGCTTCTAATAAAATCCATTTATCATAACTTAAACATGAATTATTAACTAATTTTTCCATGTATAATCTCTGTAATAAATCCATTAATGAAGTTTGCGATCTAATATCTGAAGCTGTTTCTCTTCCGGGCCATTTCCACAATGCAGCTTCATGAACCATGAAAATAGTTGCTTTTGTAGCATGTGTTTCATCACATACAGCAAATATAGGAACTGCTGCACTAGCTATAATACCAGTTCCATGAGCAATAAACTTAATACCTTTTTTTTGGTATTTCTCAATTAAATCAGCTAATGCTAAACCAGAAAATGCATCACCGCCCGGAGAATCAATGAATAAATGAACTTCACTTCCTTCTCCAAACCCGAATTCATCTACAGCAATAATCATATCAGTCCAAGCTCTTGTAACATCTGCAACTGATAATCCTGAAAATAATTTAATATAAAGTTTGTTTCCATATCTTGCAGATAGTTGAGAAAGCTCATATCCTTCTTTTCTAACTTCCATACTCTTTACAACTTTATCCCCTTCTTTTACTTCAACAACTGCATTTTTAGAATCTTTGCTTCTAATATCAATTGTAACTTTATGCTCTACAACTCGATTATTATCAACTTTTTTATCCATCATAGAACATCCAAAAAAACTTAACAATACCATTAAAAAAATAACTTTCTTCATAGTAAATCTCCTTTCTTTAGGTGATTCTGACACCCAAAATGTAAAAATTTCTTCTAAAAAAATTTTGACTTAGCTTTTTAAAATCGGTTTTTCTATTTTTCTCTTGAAAATATCATGAAACATATTTCTGTAATTTTCAGCTTGCTTTTCCCATGTCCAATTTTCTAATACTGTCTTTCTTGCATTGTTACCCATTCTTATTAACTCATCTCTATTTTCCTGAAAATATTTGATCTTCTTTACATACTCTCCTATTTTTCTTTCAACTATAAAGCCATTATAACCGTCTTTAATGAATTCAGGCATATTTCCAATTTGATTTGATATTATAGGTCTTCCACATGCTGCTGCTTCCAATGCAGGATTAGGTGTACCATCTTCAATGGAAGCAACTACAAAAACATCCATTTTATTATATATATCTGGCATTTCTTTATGTGGTATTCTATCTTTCCACGTCTTTAAATTAGTAACACTCTTTGCATTACATGATTTTATTGCAGGTAGGATAAATTCTCTTTGTCCTTTTACAGGACATTCTTTCCCAACATGACCAACAATTAATTCACTATTTCTTTTAATTGGTTCTATAGGTCTAAATAATTCTTCATCAACACCATTGGGAATATAATATGCCTTTTTAAATCCCATATCATGAAGCTCTTTTAAAAGCATTTTACTGTTAGCATGATGGTGTCCTGCTAATCTCATTTTAGGAAATATAACATTTTTACGTCTATGAGCAGTGATTCCAGTTATTTTTTTATGTTTTGGAACTCTATATAAAAAATCAATATATGAAAATCCATATGAAAAATAAAGATCATATGCATTCTGATTTATTCTATTGGTAGGTTGACAACCATCACCTAAGACACATTTAATATCAATTCTAAAATCCTCAGAAAGATATTTTTTAAGATAGTGAGATTTAATCCACCACGCCCATCCCATTACGTCACATATAAATAATATTTTTGGTTTATAATCTAATGGAACTGTGATGTGTTTCTTTTTGGTATCCATATCTTTTTGGTTTCTTGGCATACCAATATTTTTACCTTTATCTTCAGATAAACCCTTGATAATTGTCTTTTTTTTGAGTTTTGGATTAGCTTTAAGGATGGAATTTACCTTTTCTTCAAGTAAACTTCTTTCTCTTTTTGATTTATTACTATGTTCTCTATTTTTAATCTTCCGAATAATATTTTTTATAGTAACAAGTTTTGTTTCACTTAACCTATAAATATTTTCTGCTTTATCTTCAGAAAATCCAAGGTATTCTTTAACGTCTTTTTTTAATTGTTCGATTTCTATATTATTCATAAACAATTCCCTATAATATGTGAAGCATGATCAACAGTAAATTCACTCCACTCAGTTTTTATTCTATCAAATATTTCTTCTATTATAACATTTTTCACCCTTCCATATAAGGAAACATAATACTCCATCTCCTTTATATTTGAGACTATAAGCCCCTTAAACATTCCCTGAAAGTATTTATGTTTTTCAGGTAGCAATGGAAGACAACCTAAGTTCATTGCATAAAAAATTAATGGATTTAGATAACCCATTTGATAGCATTGTAATTGATCAATAGCAACTGTAAACATGCCTTCATTAAATATAGGAATATTATTCTCTAATAAAATAAGACCATTTTTCTTATAATCTTCTTTTTTGAAATCAGTTATTTTTAAACTTGAATAGGCAACTTTCATATCAGGAAAAAGTCTTGCAAAATCCTTAAACCAAAATTCAAATTCCTTTAACTGATATTCAATATTAGGATATGAATATACCACATCATAATTTCTATCTTCATCATCAATTAATATATCAAAATTAGATATCCATTCAGGTAAATATTCGAATCCATATCTAACACTACATAAAACAGGTTCAAACAGTCTAACATTAAATTTCTTAACCCATTCAACCTCTTTGGATGTAAGAGACATATACCTATCAAATATAACAATAGGTATTTCTTTAATAAACTTCTGCAATAAAGATGCTTGTTTAACCCAAATATCTTCATTTGCAGAAGTTTTAGCAACCCAATCTATAAAGAGACCATCAACATCTACATCTATATTATCTTCTATAATAATATGAGGTTTGAATTTATCAAGAAACACATCATCAACATTTTTTGATAGTATACCTATCATTATTCATCCTTTGAAATAATACTTTTCTTTTTACCTGTTGTAGTAATTTTCTTCTTATTTTCTTTTAATAAAGAATCATAGTCTTCTTTTTTAACTACTTTACCTTCAAGTATAGAAGTTTTCAGAACTGCATCTTTTACAGCTTCACTCATTGTATGAATAGGCCCCTCAAATGCTACTTCATGAGTTCTCATACCTTTGAATCCTTTTACACTTGTTCTTGCAAACTTTACAAGAGTCTGTACAGCTTCATCACTAGAATAAGCCATAACACCCGCAATGTAATTCTGATCTTTTGTAGAACCTTGAACATCCATTTCATATTTGATCTTATAAAGACCAATACCTCTTACTGTTTTAAAATTATCAGGTTTTTGTTCTTCTTCAACATTCATTAACATAATATTAATCCCCCTTGATTAAATCTTTTTCAAGCATGTCAAATACAGGCCCATATTCAATATGCCTTCCATTCTTATTCATTACTACAAAATATGATATCTCTTGGCCTATTTTTTTATTTTGTTTTTGAGCTATCATATTTGTTCCATAAAGAAAATAATCATGAACTTCCAACTTATCCATTTCTTCTTCTTCTGTTATTTCAATCATTTTTTTCCAATCTGATTCTATCATCTTATATCTCCATCACCATGAATCTTTTCTCTTTTCTTTCTTGATTGTAACTTATCAACATTCATCAAAGCTACTTGATCAAATTTCACTCCAAGATGAGAACAAAGTCTTGCCATATACCACATCATATCTCCCATCTCAAGAATAACAGCTTTCTTTCTTTCTTCTGTCATTTCGCCATAATCATCTCTGAAAAGCTTCTTTATTTTTTCTAATAATTCTCCTGTTTCCCCACCAATACCAAGAACATAATACATCCATCCCGGTTTCAGATTATCTTGAGCAGAAGTTCCAACATCTGTCTTAGCACATTCATTTTGATACTCCTTAAAAGTCATTATTCTACTTCCATCAAAATCAGTTATCATCTTTTTTCCCCTTTATCTTTTTTGGTTCTTTAATTTTCTGTTCTGTTTGAATCAATTCCTCTGCTTCTTCTGCTTCCTTATTGTAAGTTGAATAACCTGTACTTTCAAGCCAAATATCAATATCATCTAAGATTTCAGGGAATTCCTCAAGATTTTTCATTGAATTCAACTTACCTTGTCCTAATCTTTCGCCTTTATATGAATACCATGAACCTGATTTTTCAATTATTTCAGCTTCAACAGCAAGATCAAGAACACCCGCAAAAGGTCTAACACCATCAACATAATCAATCATTACTGTTGCATCTTGGAAAGGTGGATAACCTCTATTCTTTATTGTAGTAGCTACAATACGATTTCCTATAACGGGGTCTTCCTGATTCTTTCGTTTCTCCCCACCTTCTTTATAGATAGCATATTTCCTCAATGTAACAAGTATACTTGGTAATAATCTCATTGCATTACCACCACCAATCTTTTCAGAATGATATTTATCATTCGGGTCTCCATAATAATGACCTGTTGTGATACCAATTGAGTTTTGTGCAATACAAATATTAAGATATAATTTTAACATCTGTTTAATTTCTCTTTGCAGTAACCCTTGATCTGCTTTTGGATCACCTTCTAATGCATCATGATATGCTTTTAACCTCTGGATACCACCAACTGAATCAAGACCAATAACCAAATCTTTCTCACCTGTTTCTTTGATCTGAGCTAAAACAGGCATAATTTCATCAATCCAAGGTGTATATACATAAAATAGCTCATCCGTATTCAAGCCCCATCTCTTACAAAAATCATTATCACATCCACCTTCAGTATCTATAATAATAGCTTTTTTACCTTGTTGTTGAGCATTAACCATACATAATACCATAAAAGAACTTTTCATGGTATGTTCAGGCCCAATAATACCCATAAGATTCCTTGATTTGATACCATGTCTTAATTTACCACTTAGAATTCGATTTAGATCATAGCATGGTGTCATGATATCAAATCTTTTTGATGCAATCTCACTTTCAGACATTATAGATGAATGAACACCTTTTACATTTTTATTAATTTTATCTTGTAAGTCCTTAAAAAAATCTGGCATATTACATCCCCCTAATATTATTTATAAAATTTTTTCAAAAAATCATTTAAGAGCACAATATGTCTCCCATCCTTGCTTTCCTTTGACCTCAATTTTAAGGTTTTCAGGTCTCATTTGTTCTTCAACTTTTTCTTCTAAACGCTTACCCTCTATTACTTCAAGAGCTTTTCTATTCAACCAAAGCTTGAACTCCTTACTATCTGTCAACCGTCTAAGTGCTTCTTTTTTATTCTGATATTGGTGTCTATAATTTCGGCATTCTCCCCTTGCACCTGATTCTTCATGAATAATTCTAACACCACTAGATACTTTATTTTGATTTTGACCACCCTTCCCACCTGCTCTAAATGTTTGAATCTTAAAATCTTTTTTCTGAACTGAAAATAATAATTCTTTTTTCATTACCTATCTTCCTTAATATACTATCTCTGAAAACCCATCTTTCTTCACAGCTTTATATAGATAATCTATAAGGTCTCCATCAATCTCATCTCGATGTGATATAACAAAAATCTTACCATCAAACTCTTTTTGTTTGAATTTTATAATTTTCATTAATTCATGAATTCCTCTTGCATCAATACTTGAGTCCAATAATTCATCGAGCACCAATAAATCAGGAAAAATACCTGCTTGACTCCTTGAAACATCAAGTAAAGATAACTGTAGAGAAATATCAATTCCCCTTCTTTCTCCCCCGGATAGATTACCATATGTGGCATTTCGAATACCCGGCCCTTTAATATCCACATCTAACCACTTATCAATCTTGACATAGAATCCATAGTTGACCTCAGATAGATAATAGTTTACCTGTTTATTGAGGAATGGCATGATCTGTTTAATGGTATATTGTTTAATGTTCTCATCTTTTAATATATCTTTAATAGCATTTAAATAATCGGAAATATCCTTAAATTTTAATACTGTTTTACTTAAAGATTCTTTCTTGTCTTTTGCCTTTTCAATATCATCATTCTGATCATCAATCATTTTTTGTAATGATTCTATATGTTTCTGATCTGATTTAGCTTCGGATTCAGCTAACTCTAATTCACGCTTCTTGGTACTTATGGTTGATTGTTCTCTTACTAAATCAGTAAGCTTATTCTTAAGAGCTTCCAATTCTGTCTTATGTTTTTCACTCTTTTCATTATACTTAACCAATGCTTCCTGCATCTTCTCAATATTAGAATTTTTTTCATCTCTAAGTTCATCAGCCTTTTCTTCTGAACCTGCTTCTTTAATTTGATTCTCAAGTCTATATAATTTTTCTTTAGCATTGTCAAGAGTTGATTTTTTATCTCTAACCGCTTTAAGATCATCCATGATAGATTGTTTTTCAGCCTTAACAGCAAACAATTTATTACTTTTTTTAGTAACATTTTTCTTGATGGTTGTTCGTTCCTTTTTATAATGATCTTGTGGGTCTTTTACATCCTGTCCACATGTTGGGCAAACACCTGTTTTTAATTGTTCGAGATTCTTTTCAACAGTTTCTAATTCTGTATTAAGTTTAACCAAATCCTTTTCTATATCTGATTGTTCAACAAATTTTTTATCAAAATCATTTGATAATCTATCTTCTTCTTTCGTTAATTTTTTTAAATTTTCTTGAATCTTCTCTATCTTTCCCGTTTCTTCTTGAATCTTCTCTATCTTTCCTTGTATTTCTTTATTTTTCTTTCTTTGTTCTTCAAGTTTTTCAATTTGCTTAATTTCCCTTTCTAAGTGACTTATTTCAGCATCTAATCTAGCTTTCCATTTCTCAAACTGAAGCGTAACCTTTTGAAATTTTTCTTCCTTTTCATTTATCTTAATATTAAGGGATTCAGTTTCTTCCTGAAGATTAGGATTTGATTCCAAAAGTCTTTCATATTCCTCTTTGATCTCATTTACTTTTTCAATAGTTTCTTGCTTACTCTTAATCTCTAATTGAAATTTAATCTTTAATCTTTTACAAGATTCAATCTTTTCATTTATAGATTCGATATCGGTATTGATCTTATATTCTTTATCGGATAATCCTCTTAGCTTTTCATTACATAGCTTATTCATTTCAGAATAAATTTCAAGACCAAACATTCTCTCAAGAAATACTCTTTTGTCTCCTTTTTTCATGTTCATGATACTTCCTGAGTTGTTCACATTCGAATGAATCAAGCTCATGAATGTCTTAACATCCATACCAAATATGTCTTCCTCAAACATATTTTGATAATCTTTATTGTGAGCATCTTTATCTATTAATTCACCATCTTTATAGATTTCAAGCTTATTAGGTTTAAGACCCCTCATAATTTCATACATTGTATCATTTATTTTAAATCTAAAACAAACTGAACAATTCTTTTTATTTTTCCAATTAGGTATTTGAGACTGATTAATATCTCTTGCAGTTTTTCCGAACAGAGCAAATGGAATAGTCTCAAGGAAGGATGATTTCCCTGCTCCATTACTCTTTCCCTTATCCATATCAATACCTGTTACAAAATTAACCCCTTTATGAAGATTTACATCTTGCCATTTACTACCAAACGATAGAAAATTTTGAAACCCAACAGAAGCACATTCAATTTTTGTTCCTTCAGCCGATCTAATTTTAGATTCTCCTTGTCCTGCTTCCTTCATTAACTTCATAAACATAGCTTTCAATGTGATAATGTTTATATTAGTTGGAAAGGTTTTATCATCAATATAAGAATTAACAATCTTCTCTTTAGTGTCACAAATCGTTACCTCATCTGTCTCATCATTTGTTTCAATATTGGCATAATTAATTGAATATAAAAATGGTTCACATTTCAATACCTCATCAATAATCTTCTGATTTGAATTACTTCCAAAATCCTCTGTAAATACTATTCTAACCACATTACCCTTAATTTTATCCTCATCCATATAAAATTTTAACCAATTATCATCTGATGGTTTAGATGTTGTATTTAACTTGACAAACTTTGGGGCTTTCTCATAATTAACAAACTTGAGATGCCCCTTATCATTATCAAACACATGAAATCCTCTAATACCACCTGCATCATGAAAAGTTTGTCCATATGGAGCACCAAGATATGTTACATTATGATTACTTGAAGGTGTATGGAAGTGTCCTGAATAAACTCTATCAAAATCTTTAAATAATGCTTTATCCAATCCATTCTTACATTTATATGAATCATTCATATGAAACCCATTAATAGCAAAATGACCCATGCAATATCTAACATTTTTAATTTGAGTTTTTGTAGGCATTTCACCCCAAGGAACAAACATTATATTATCTAATTTTGTAATCTCATCAATTACAGTAATATGATTATATTTGTTAAATAATTCTAATGTGTTAGGATGAATTGTATTTTTATAATAGCAATCATGATTGCCCACTATTATATAGGTATGAAGGTCTCTTAATCCCAAAACCTTTCCAATTCTATGAGCAACATTTTGTGTTTTGGTGTTAAGACTTTTTCGATTATCAAAGAAATCTCCTAAATGAATTATCTCTTTGATATTATTTTCAATACAATATTTTACGATGTATTTAAAAAAAGAAAGAACTATATCTAACCATGCATCAGCATCAGAATATAATCCTAAATGTGTATCTGTAACAAGTAATCTTTTCACAATTTCTCCTTTTTTTAAACTACTTTATCTCTTGATCTATCTTCCATTTTCTTTTTTCCTTTTTTCTTTTTCTTGTTTCCTCTAATTACCTGATAATCTATTCCACATACATCAAAATATGAAAAATCACTATCATCATAACCAACTTCAGGTATAATAGTTTCTAAATTTTTATAACAAATATCTTTAATAGTTGAATGTTTCTTTTGTTTGGCTATATAATTAAGAAATGAATTGTGAATTATTCTTGAAAAATACGCAAATGGATTAGGATTATCAATATTTACATCAAAATTATGCATATATTTTAAACATGTTAAAACAGCATCACATTGCATATCGTCTTTCCAAGAATAACCTGCAAAAGACCCCCTTTCAGAATATCTTTTTGCAAGTAACAATAACATATTACCTAAATTTTCTGTCTTTCTTCCTGTTTCTTTATATATAACTATTTCTTTTAACAACTTCTCATTATTAATATAATTCATATTCTCACCTAATTTATATCACATTATATCATACTTTAATCAAAATCTTTACAAAAAAATTACGAATATCTAACAGCACCATAAAAATTTGTAGCGTACATTGCCGCAAACCTATAGGTAGCTGAACCTAATGTATGTACATTATCTGCTCTAGGCCCATCAACATTAGATGGACTAACAGCTAATAATGGTCTAACCCATGCCGTACCATCATGGTATACAATCCTGTTCTGTCCGTAAACATCCCCAACACCATTTATTTGTGTACCTGTATTTAATGCAAGTCTTCTTGTTGATCCTGCATTAGGACTGCTTACTGCCTGTAAATAATATTCACCTTTCATATTAATGCCATGATTTTCCATTTCTTACTCTCCTATACTTTCAATTTCTTTGAAGATATTATCCATTCACCATGTTTAGGATGTTGTGTATCAATAATATTTATCTTAATATTACTGCCTTTTAGATTTTTCTTTGCATAATATTTTGCATTATCAAATGCTGCCCTTTCTGTTCTTCCATAAACTACATTATTAATACCTATATCATCCCCCTTTTCCATTATTCTAACTTCAGCATAATATCTATCCTCAACTAATTTTCTTTCTAATTGTCTTTTCATCTCTGACAAAAATGAATTTGATTCAAAAAGTTTGAGTTTAACAGCTTCTAATTTTCTCTTGTTCAGCTTCTTGATCTTCTTTTCTATACTCCCTGTTTCTGTTAATGTGAATCCAATCTTGGTCTTCTTGCCTAATAAAATATTAACATCCTCAATCAAATCAATTGTTTCATTGCTAATGCCATATTTTTCTTCAATTTTACGCACCAATTCATCCTTGGAGTCCTTGACAATTCCAATATTTAATTTTCTGAAATCCTCTATATCAGAGTCTATGAATGATTTAAACTTCATATTACTTATATTTATATTTTTTATGAAAATATTTCATCAAGTTCCACCACCCGAAACTATCTGATATTTTCCTGTAACTCCTGTTGCTGTATCTGATGGATTTACTATATCATCTCCCCTTGATTGAACCACATACATATACCTTTTTGTTCCAGTTTCACAATTAATAGATAGTGAATCTATTAAAGAACCTGATGTTCTTGCAGAATCAGTATACATATCCAATGTTAAAGTTGAATCATTTCTTTCAAAAGTCATATACCAAATTCCATTGGTAGAATTTTCTCCTGAATCTATATATGTATCACTATTATCTGTATTTCTATCTTGTAAAAGAACTCTTAAATCACCTGAATTACCGTCAATTTGTGCCATAAGTGAATCATTAGCCAAATTATGATTACCTGTAGTTCCAGTAGCTTCATTAGTAATAGCTATAAAACCAAGTACTGCTCTACTTTCAAGCTCAGTAACATTCACTTGAAATTCTATCTTGAAATCTCCAAAAAATCCTGCACCATAATCTCCTACAAGATAACTAACTGCATCTCTTCTCATAGTATCAACCGATGCACTTAAAGGAGTAATTGTAAAATCACTATCTTCATCTGTTACAGAGAATGTTAATAAGTTTTCAAATGGTTCATATGAAGTAGAACTTGAACTTGAACTAGATGAAGTTGAACTTGAACTTGAACTTGAACTAGATGAATTTTCTATTATTTCGAAATTTCTATTTATTCCACTTATTTCGGCGGTCTTTCCGGGATTATCTCTACTTGCAAGAGCATACATATATCTCTTATCTCCTGTCTCACAAGTAATAGACAATGTATCTACCAAAGAACCTGATGTTCTTGATGAATGAGTATAAAATTTTGCAGTAGCAGTAGTTCCACTTCTTTCAAATTTATAATAAAGATTTGGTAGTGAACCTGTTGCCCCATATGAGAATGTATCAGAAGTATCCCCACCACTGAAATCAACTAATCTAATCTGAACTTCAGTACCAGTTCTTAAAATATCTATAAATATACCATCATCTGCTGTACTTTGATCTTGCCAATCTCCTATTGTATTAGATAAACCACAAAGAAGTGCTTGACCATTATCACCTGCTTCAACATTTTCAATAAATGTAATTTCAGATTCAAATTCTATGTCAAAATCAGCAAAATAATTTGCACCATAATCTTTATAAACATATGAAGTAATACCATTTTGCATAGTATCAAATGATACACTTAAAGGATTAACTGTAATATCTCCATTTTCATCAGTTTCAGAGAATGTTCTTAAATCCTCAAATGGTTCATAGCTTGTTGAGCTTGATGAACTTGATGAACTAGAACTTGATGATTCACTTGAAGAACTAGAACTTGATGATTCAGAACTCGAACTTGAACTTGAGCTTGAAGAACTGCTTAGAGAACTCGAACTTGAACTTGAGCTTGAAGATTCAGAACTAGAACTAAGTAAAGATTCACTTGAAGAACTAGAACTTGAGCTACTTGAACTTGATATGGAACTGCTTGAACTTGATATGGAACTAGAACTGGAACTTGAGCTACTTGAGCTTGATGAACTTACAGAACTGGAACTTGAGCTACTTGAGCTTGATGAACTTCCAATACCAAATAATTCAATCTCACCTATTCTTTGCCCAAGTGTTCCGGGTTCAAGTGATGATATACCATTCGTATCATTATATCTAACTTTAATCCATGATGCACTTACAGGAACACCACAAGTTGCTCCACTTGGTAGAGCACCACTTGTTGTCATATTAACTGTAAATCCCCATTGACCTGAAGCTTTTTGATGTAATGTAGGTGAAGTAACAGTCTTTAACAATGTATAAGTTACATTATCATTTGAATAGTAAATTTCAAATGTACTTGCACCTGTTGTCCATCCTGTAGGAGTTGTACTTGTAGCTAAATTACCATAAATTTTCATCTTTGATATCTGTTGTGCTGAACCTAAAGATACACCATAAGACCATCCCTTATACCAGAATTGTCCTGTATCAATATATCTATTCTTATCAACCAATAACGGTTCTTCAACAGAATATGCCGTTGAAGTAGGATTATTATCAGGTTCAAGTTTCCATCCCTTAAATTCAGTTATACCAACACCTGTTAATGAACATGAACTGGAACTAGAGCTACTTGAACTTGATTCACTCGAACTTGAACTCGAACTTGAACTCGAACTTGAACTTGAACTTGAACTACTAACCGAACTTGAGCTTGACGAACTACTAACCGAACTTGAACTACTTGAACTACTTGAGCTTATACTTAATGAATTACTAGAACTCGAACTACTTGAGCTTTCAGAACTTGAAGATAAGCTTTCACTTGAGCTACTTACTGATGAGCTACTTGAGCTTGATGAACTACTTGAACTCGTAGGACATTCAACTGCTGCACCTGAAACTAATAAGAAGTTATCAAAATAACCCCATACATCAGGTTTATTTGTCCAATTTTGCATATAAATTCTAATTTCAACTTCATCTCTACCAATATTAGATGAACTTGCCATTTGAGACCATGTTCCACCTATATTCTTATAATAACCTTGCCATTTTTTTCCTATTCTTGTTATTCTAAATGATCCACTTGTTTGACTCGTAGCTGTTGCTGTCAATATTGGAACACCATCCACATAAGCTTGTTCAACATAAGTTGTATCATTACCTCTAATATAAATTCTTAATCTATTATTATCGTCACCTGGATACCTTGCTTCGAATATTGCTCCCCATCCACCTATACCATTATCAGCACTTGGAGAAATATCAAAATCTACTTGAGTATCAAAATCACTCCCACTTGCTATTCTAAATCTTGACTGTATAATTGAATTATTATAAACATCATTGACTCTCATCAATACTCTATTTCCACCTGAAATTATAGGTGTATTAGAATACCCTTTAGTAAAATCCCATCTATGTACATTAGGAGTATCACCATCTATTCCATCAAAACTATCATTAAACGGATTAACATAACAAGATTCTGAACTTGAAGATGAACTGCTTGATACAGAACTAGATGATGAACTTTCAGAACTTGAGCTTATACTTGCTGAACTTGATGAACTTGAACTACTTGAGCTTGAGCTTGAACTCGATGAAACGGAACTCGAACTCGATGAAACGGAACTCGAACTCGAACTTTGTGAACTTGAACTGCTAGATTCGCTTGATTCTGAGCTTGAACTACTTGAACTGCTTGATACAGAACTAGATGATGAACTTTCAGGACATGTCCATTCACCAATTTCAAGTTTAAAATTATCAAATTGACCTCTTGCTTTAGGTTCATTCGTCCAATTTTGTAGATACAGTCTAAATTCAACCTCTTTATCTGTACCAATATTGGTTGAACTTGCCATCTGTGACCAAGTTTCACTTACATTTTTATAATAGCCTTGCCATAGATTACCAATTCTTGTAATTCTAAATCCACCACTTGTTTGAGTTGTTCCTGTAGCTGTCTGAGTTAATACTCCTTCTTTATATGCTTGTTCAACATAAGTTGTATCATTACCTCTAATATAAATTCTTAATCTATTATTATCATTATTTACTTCTCTAGCTTCAAGAAATAATCCCCATCCACCTGCTGATGTAGCAGGATTATTTAAATTAGGATTTCCAGAACCAGAAGTTGGCAAGAACCAATCAACTTGTACATCAAAATCACTTCCACTTACAACTGTTGTTCTAGAAGCCACAATCTTCAAATTTTCAGAATTTGTTACTTTACCCTGCAATCTTCCACCACTAACTAGCATTGATGTAGATTGATTATAATCCCATCTTTGTACATATGGATATCCATCTATTGTATCTGAAAAATCATCTCCCGGAGCTACAAAACATGAAAAACTCGAACTACTTGAGCTTGAACTATTACTACTTGAAGATGATGAATTACTTGACGAACTCACAGAACTTGAACTCGAACTGCTTGAACTACTCGAAACGGAACTCGAACTCGAACTGCTTGAACTACTCGAAACGGAACTCGAACTCGAACTTGATGAGCTTGAAGATGAACTGCTAAATGAACTTGAACTTGAAGATGAACTGCTCGAACTTGATACGGAACTGGAACTGGAACTTGAGCTACTTGAGCTTGATGAACTCACAGAACTTGAACTTGAACTTTGTGAACTTGAACTTTGTGAACTTGAACTTGAACTTTGTGAACTTGAACTCACAGAACTTGATGAACTAGAACTACTTGAACTTGAAGATGAACTAATACTAATAGAAAAACTAGAACTGCTTGAACTTGAACTCAGAGAACTTGAACTTTGTGAACTTGATGAACTCTGTGAAACGGAACTTGAACTCGAACTTGAAGACGAACTCGAACTTGAAGACGAACTACTTGAAGACGAACTTGAAGAAATAAATCTTTCTTCAAGTAAATCCTGTAATTCAATTACACATGGGTCTGTATATTTTCTCTTTGCTCTTGCATTTGGGCCTGGGTCTGCTTGAACAACAATTTTACATGAAACTCTTTCCCATGCCCAAGCTATAGCATTTCTTGTACTCCCATACCAAATATTCTTAAGTTTAAATTCTTTTTGATCTCCCCTTTGCCATGCAATAACTTGAGGATATTTATTATCAAAATAATGTGCAATTTCATACCAAAATATTCCACCACTTGGAGTCCAATCACTTTCCTCAATAACAAACTGTTTAAAAAAAACACCGTCACCAACTATAAGAGGAAATGCAGCATCCTTTAAAGAATCAAACATAAAGAAAAGATCATTATTAGATATAACTTTATTGAATCTATTACTAGTTCCATTAACGATATTAACAACTTCCATTCCATGAGGACACCTAAACTTATCGCTTGAACTAGAACTGCTTTGTGAACTTGAACTACTTGAACTTGCCATTAAATACTCCTATTTAACTCCAAACTACTACCAATCTTGCTTTACCACTTGAATTATAATCTGCCATACCTGCCGTACCACCACTATTATGATTAAGTCCTCTTGCTTGAACACAAACATCATTACCTGCTACCCATCCCCCTCTATTTATAACTTCTTGCAGAGAAGTTGTTAAATCTACTGTATAATCATGATCATCCGTTGTAGTAGGTGGTAATTGTTTATTAGTAAAAGCCGTAGTTAATGATCTTGATAAATAATCTGTTCTCTTAGCTTGATTATCTGCTCCTGTATATGGTAAAGCATCATCTGTATCTTCAAACCTAAATCTGAAATCCGGCATATTACCTGAAAATGAACCTGCATTACAAGTTAATTGAAGTATACAACTAAGAATAGTATCACCTGAATCAATACTAGGTAACGTAAATCTCCACCATCCTTGATACCACCAAAAGCCACTAATATCTCCAAGAGTAATATATGCAGGATTCTCATTATAAAATGGACTACCATCAGTCTGAACCATTCCATCATTAGCCTCAAGTACAATTGTTATTGTTTGTTCTTGAGCAGATTGACTTGAACTAGAACTTTCTGAGCTACTTGATACAGAACTTGAACTACTTGAACTTGAAGATGAACTGCTTGAGCTACTTGATATAGATTCAGAACTTGATGAACTTTGACTTGTTGAACTACTTGAACTTGAACTTGAACCACACCCTGTAATCTCTCCAAATTTAGCATCAACATGTTGATTAAATTTACCACCAAGATAATTACTCATTGTTCTATTTAATCTTGCTAAATTTCCTGAAACTGAACCTGATTCATATTCACCAAATATATGATCTCCCCTTATTATTCCACTTGCAGGAGATTTAGACCACGAAATAATAAATTGAGTATCCCATTCATAACCTGTACTTCTTGAATAGATATGATCTCTAACATAAAAATCAAAAACTCCTTGAGAATCCGTTATCAATCCACTACCTGATGATGGAGTTGATATATCATTATCATCTACATCAAAAATTCTTAATGGAGTTGTTGGGCTTTCATATTCATATAGCCATATAGATGCACCTGATATAGGAACCCCTTCCTCATCTAAAAGTTTATACCATATATGATTTCTAAATCCACTCATTATTTATCCAAAAATTGATGCTCTCATTTGTACTAACTCATCAATCCAAACTATAGTATTATTGGGATTATAAGATTCAACTCTTTTCGGTGTAACTTCTTCCCAATTACTTGTCTTAAATAATTTTAATATTACAAAATAATTATTAAAATTATGTCTTAATCTAACCCAATAAGCTCCACCTGAAGCTTGCCATCCTTGAGTTTCCCCACCTGTTGTATTTATCTGTTGTGAAAAGAATCTAGCTCCTGAAACATCAACATCTGTTGTTGAAGCTGTTCTTGCCATTTCATACATTTGATACCCAAGTTTATTACTAATAACCTTATTCTTTAAATTATTTAAATCAAAGAAAACAACAGGTTCTAAGTCATGTGGACTAGCTGAAGGTACAATAGAATCAACATGTGTATCCCATTTATGACCTTGTTTATTGGATATAACCTTATCTAAATCGGTATTATCATTACTAGTATTAATTGGTCTTACTGCTGAAAAAATTAACAAATTATCTATTTCTTCTTCTATACCATCAACAGTATTTTGCCATACTATTTTAAAAAGTTGATCTTCATCATATCCACCTTCAATTTCCCACTGATCACCTATCCAAAACTGAACAAAACCAAATTTATTAGTTTTTAGATCAACAGAAGATGATACATTAAAAGAACCAAATTCAGGATGAGTAAAAATATTTGCTTCTATTAATGTACCTGCAAGATATATCCTTACTTCTGCATCCTCTAGAGGTCTACCCCTTCTATCTACTAAATATTGCCAATAATCTGCTCTTGCCATATTAAATTCCTAAGTGATTCTGACAGCCAAAATACAAAAATTTCTTCCAAAAAAATTTTGACTTAGCTTTTTAAAATTGGTTTTTCAAATATTCATCTATATTTATACTGAATATGTCACTCTTATATCTATTTGACCACACTGAACAAAATCATTAGGCCCATCTCCTGCATTATTTTGAAATACTATTTTACAGTCTAAATTCTGAACATCAGTCCATGACCAAGTACCGGGGGCATTTGAATCATTTGTTATATCAAAGTAATCAGACCACCCATAACTGCTACCAATTGATGGTTCTAAATCATAATTATCTCCATCAGTACTTCCACTAAACACAGGTGTTAAATGAAAAGCTGTTGGATTTCCGGGTTTTCTACCATATGCTCTAAGTTCAACTTTTGTTATAGTTCCCGAACCTGAAGAAGTATTAGTATCATTTAGCTGAGTATAATTTGCTCCTTGTGCTGTAGAAACAGTACCAACAGCACCATCAACCATATTTTCAGGATTTGTAGGCCAAGCTGTTCCAACATCATATCCATCAAAATAAAAACTTCCTGATGTTTCAGTAGCAGAAGTTGATGAACTAGAACTAGAAGATGAAAAACTTGAACTTGATGAACTTGAAGATATTGAAGTTGAACTTGACGAACTGCTTGAGCTTCCTTGAATATTAACTCTTACAGCTTCATTAGTATACATATAAATTCTTTTGACAGATTGACTTATAGCATCTATAATATAAGGTCTAACTTGTTTTAAAGTACTTAACTTTGTAACTTGAACTGTTAAAGCTCTACCAATGACATTAGGTGAATGATCCACATCAGCATAATAATGATCACCATCAGGAGTCCATGATGTTATAGTTTCTTGATATTCATTTACTCCCTCAAAATCAAATGATTCAGCCGATGAACTTTCACTCCAAGTATAAATTTGATTTAAAAGTGCATCACTTACAACCTTATTATATCTATCATCAGAACCCACACATCCTAATGTTACATCAACAGGATGTAAATCATGTGGACTAGCTGAAGGTACTTCTGCTATTCTATGAGAGTACCATTTATTAAGTAGAAAATCCGATACAAACTTATTTTTAGAATCTCTATCTGCTCCCGTATTAGTATCCACCCATGACAAAGCTGTAGGCCAAGGATTTATATCGGTAACAACACCCGGAGCTATTCCTGCCTTATACCATTCCAATCTAAATGATTGAGTATGTGAATATCCACCATCTTCCCATTCAGAACCTAACCAAAACTCAAAAAATCCATTATTATCTGTCAAAATATCAGCTACACTTGTAGTTGTATAAAGTTTACTTGTTTCAGCTAAAAATATAGTTGCTTCAGTAGTTGGATCATCATCCAAATATAATCTAATTTGAGCATTTTGAATTGGTCTTCCTTCCTCATCAACAACATAATGCCAAAAATGTGTTCTCGATGCATCAAAAAATGAACTAGAACTTGAGCTACTTGAACTATTAGAGCTTGAACTTGAAGATTCACTTGAAGAACTTGAGCTTGAAGAACTCTTTGAGCTACTTGATGAACTACTTGAGCTACTTGATGATATACTCTGACTCGAACTTGATGATACTGAACTAGAGCTTGAAGAACTCACTGAAATAGAGCTTGAAGAACTCACTGAACTAGAGCTTGAACTTACTGAGCTTGAGCTTGAACTTGTGGAACTTGAGCTTGAACTTACTGAACTACTTGAGCTTGAACTAGAACTACTTGATGAGTCAGAATAACAACTTACACAATCTGAAGTAAATGTAGCTTGGAAATTATCAACTTCAATATCAAGATATCTATTTGCAGAAGTTGAAGCATCATGATTAAAATATATACCTATTTGACTATTATTATTAAAATTACAAGTCTGAAGGAATATACCACTTGTATTTCCATCCCATTCCCATCTAGATAAACTATTGTTCCAATAATAACCGTATATTTGATAAGTTGTTCCACTTATATATCTTTTTTCTAATCTAAATTTTCCTGTTGTTGGTGGACTCGAAACTGAATCTAGTTGCCCCGCACCATTATTCCATGCAAGATATTTTAAAACTCCACCTGAATGTTCAACCTTAACTTCACCATAACTACCTGTAACAACATCTCTCCACCTTAAAGAAAACCAATTTCTTCCAGTATTAGGAGAATTTATAAAATTTCTTGTCCAATCATATTGACAGAACATAGTACAATCAGGTGGAATTATCCATCTTGATCTTATTATATAATCATAATTACTACCATATGAATATCCTGATGAATCATAATAAAGAACTCCACCACCAACACCCCCAAAACTTGAATCATTTTCAATAACTTGCCATCTTTGAGGATTAACGGAAGCACTTGGAGAACTAAAATCATCGTCTGTACAAGTTGAACTACTTGATTCTGATGATGAAGATTCACTTGATTCTGAGCTACTTGAACTGCTTGATGAACTTGCACAAATAACATCATCATAAGAAACAGCTTCAAGATTATCAAAATCTATAGTTCCTATCGGAAACGAATTTTCATTTTCTACATATAATCTAACTTGAACTGCCGATGCACCAATACTTTTTGTCTGAACTAGCTGCCAACCAGAATTATAATAATATGAATTAAAAGTTGAACCTGATCTAGTAATCCTAAATGAACCTGATGTTGCAGTAGTTGGAGTAGCACTTGAATCTGATACACCATTAACCTTAGATGAGCCAATATAAGTTGTTGTATGCCCATCTATGGAAACTCTCATATGATTAGACTCATCATTAGTAAATCTAATTTCTAATCCACCATTCCATCCTTGTACTCCTAAATCTGCTCCTGATGGAATACTGAATCCAACTTGAACATCAAAATCACCAATAAGTTGATAATTAGATTTAACACCTTCAACACCATATCCTGAACCCACATTACATCTCAAAGTATTATTTCTTATTTTAGGCCCATCAGCCGAACCAGAAGTAAAAATAGACCATGTTTGATTATTAGGATTATCACCATCTGAACCTGTAAAATTATCATTAATATTTACAGCACATGAGCTAAAAGAACTTGAACTTGATGAACTTGAAGAACTTATACTTGAACTTGATGAGCTTACACTTGAGCTACTTGAACTTGAAGATGAACTGCTTGAGCTACTTGAACTTGAACTTAAACTACTTGAACTTGAAGATGAACTGCTCGAACTTGATACGGAACTGGAACTACTTGAACTTGATGAGCTACTAACAGATACATCAAATTGATCAATCCTCATTACATGAGTAAGATTTCCAGGAGTTGCATGATAAACATTCAACCATAATTCACCACCTGAAACAACAGAAGCAGACAATGGAAGTATCCATTTATCCTCAATCCAATCTGCCGAATCAGGAAAATCAAATGAACCTGTAGGTGGAGTAACATAAGTTGATGTATTAAAATTATAAAATCTTAAGAAAACATCATGAGAAATATTACCTTCATACCAACTTCTATGCCTTAATGTATAAGTATGACCAAGATTTTCAGCTATAAGTATATCACCTGAAAACTTAAAAGTGAATGAAAATCCCGGTGAACCTGTAACTTCATTTAAACCTAACCAATTATTGTCTCCTGAAGTAACAATACTTGCAGTCGTTCCACCACTAATAGTAGAAGTTAAAGCTTGAATTTCATATGCATTTAATATAGACATATATTATCTTTTTTTATGAATAAACTACTCCTATTTCTATTTTTGAACATCTAGCTATATCTTCCGGCCCACCTGCCGTAATATATTCTATTCTACAATCCAAATTCTGAACATCAGCCCATGTCCAATTTCCTGCTGATGGAGATTGACTATCATTAGTTATATCTACATAATTAGACCATTGACCTGATATAGTAATACCGCTATTTATATCATATTTTGAACCTGATGTAGTTCCACTAAATATAGGAATTAAATTTAACTGAGCAGGAGCACCATTTATATAAGAACGATATGCTCTTAGTTTAACACTTATTATAGTTCCCGATGCTCCCGAAGTAGCAGTATTTGAATTACATAATTGAGTATCATCAACATTAATAGTACCAGAATTTGTAGCTGTTGACCCATCAACCATAAATCCCGGAAAATTAAGCCATGTTTCTCCTGCATCATAACCATCAAAATAGAATGTTGCAGAAGGAATAGCAGTAGATGTTGAAGAACTAGAACTAGAATTTGAACTAGAGCTTGAACTTGATGAACTTGATGAACTACTTGAACTTGAATTTAATGCTGCAATTCTGTAATGAAAATATGTCTGTACATCTTTAGGTTTATGTAATACAGTACATCTTGAGAAAAATATAAGTTGATCTAAATAATTAAATAAACCAACTTCAGTTATATCAACATCAGCAACCTCATTTGGAACAATAAAATCTATAAAAATATTATTAAAATCGTTTTCTATTGATTTATATGTTCCACTCGCAACAGGAGATTCCAAATCGTTTTGTGTATATGGATTCCAAATAGTCGATGTTCCCGTTCCCACCTTCCAATATCCTAATGTATCAGGACATATTCCCAATCCATAAATATCACATGGATATGGTGAATAGATAACTTGATCTCTCAAAACCTGTACAATATGAGCATATCCTCTAACATTAATATCTTCAGTCCAATAAATTTTTAAATTATCTTGATCTATAATTTCTATTTTATCAGGAGATATTTCTTCATATAAAATATCTTCCCCACCTGTCTGAGCTATACCATAACATTGAACAATAACCCATCCATTAAGCTTGTGATTTACATTCCATATATTTGAAGGATCATATTGATAATGAATATGATCTGATCTTCTTATAAATGTTGTTCCAGAAACAGCTTGATTCCATGTTGTTATCATTAAATTACTATTAGGACTACTAACCATATCATTTTCATCAGGAATAATTCTATAACCATCAGTATCATAATGCATAACAACAGGCCCCGGTGGAGTTGTATAAGCTGATGGAGTCTGTGAATTTAAATTATGACTTATATTCCATACTGATGATGCTGCCGATGTAAATTGACTTCCAGTATCATACGCTATACCTTGACTTGCTGAACCTGCTATTGCTGCAACCCCTCTTATGGATTCATTAAACGTAAGTTGAATAGTATTTTTATTTACAAGTTCAACTGTATCAGGTTGAACTACAATTGCTCCTTGAGATGTTGGATTTGGAAATTTAAAAGCTTGAACTACAACAAAATCACTATTTAAATTGTGAGTAATAGTCCATATTTTTGATGCAAACTGTTGATAATAAGATGTTGTATTTGGAGCTTGACCTATTCCACCTGCTGAAATAAACTGTGAACCTGTGAAAAAGGTATTCATATACCCTGTAGAATTAGGATCATATAATGGAACTGATAAACCTGTTCTATCTATAATTCCTTTCGGAGCAATTAATTCCTCATATTTTACATACTTTGAATTGGGTCTTGCATACTCCCAATTTCTAACCAACTCATCTATGATACTATCGTCTATAATGAAATCTTGATCTACAAATAAATCACCTAATGGTTCAGTAGATAAATCAACCTGTACTTTATAATGTGGTGTAATAACAGGATATCCACTTGCGGCAATAGCACTTGTATAATTAATATCTAAATACAATCCATATATATATCCTGTAAACTTTCCATGACCTGTTGTTCGTCTTCCATTTAAAACATGAATATTAGAATATGTTTCGGAGCTTTGTAAAGTATGAGTAATAGTATGTACTAAATCATCTACCCACCTTCTTGCTTTACTATAAAATCTAATTGTTATGGTTGTTGCTGTTCTATCTATGGTAACATAATATGAAGTATCCAAGACAAAAGCATAAGATGATCTAGTAGTATATTTTGTTCCACTATATGATTCTTCAAATCTAAAAAATAATGAACCCCCTGATGTTTCATAACTTAATGCAAGATAATCTCCTGTATGATCACTTAACATTAATATTTCATTACTTAGCATCCAAAATACTATATTAGTTTCTGAATCCGAAGCAGAACCCATTTGAATACCAATTGAATGACTAAAATTACCACTAAATAATTGACCACTTAGAGCAATTATTTGAGTATTATATGTAGTTGGGTCATAATCCGTAATTGTAATTTGATTATTTGTTATATCACCAACAGAACAATTTAAATTCAAATGTTTATAAACCAAATAATTTTCTGAAAACCCAACATCCCATGCTTGTGTATTGCAATCTATTGGTGGAGCTTCCAAAGCATGAGTTGGATAATTATTAGGATTGTATCTTGAATAATAATAGTCTCCTGAACCCCCACTAGGTTGAACACCATAAAATTCAAGAAAATGATGGTCTTCAAATGTATCAACCAAATCTTCTATATTTTGAATGCACCATTCACCCCATCTTTCATATATATTCAATTGATTTTGTGTATTTGATAAGAAGACTTTCCAAACAATATAAATGGAACTAAATGTACCAACTCTCTTTAAAAAATATGGTAAGTTCTCTACCCAATCCCTTAATGGTAACTCATTTAAATAATCTTCATTTATTTCTATACCATATTTACCTGCAATGTATCCTATCCATCTCAAATCTATCTCTTTTGGATCAAGCATAGACCAAAATGTTTTGGTCATGTTATACATTTCGTGATGAATTTGATCAAAATAGACCTTTAACCATTCAGTAATATTAACAGTTTGATTATGTTGTGGAAGACCTTTAAGAGTGAAATCCTTTAATCCTTCGAATTCGATTGAATATGTATTTGCTTCATTGGATACAGGCCATATTTTACCAAAAAATATAAAAGTCCTTTCTTGATTACAATAATCATGAAAAAGATCATCTTGTTCAGGTCTAGCAAGCCAGTAATGAAAAAATGAATCCTTTCTAAAATACATTTCATTACCGATTTCAAAAGCACTTGAAGCAACTGAGAAAGTTGATTCAAGACCCTCATAGGTCATTTTAAATCTGTTACCATCAATCTCTTTAATCTTAAATCTATGCCCAACAAACCCTCTTTCAGGATGTTTCTCATATAAGATAGACCATAAACCACCTTCAGAAACAACAGTCTTATTAGGCCCGATTAAGAATGATTTTTGATTTCCTGTTCTCGTAGCAACTAGAGCATTAAAATAATTTGCTAGTAAATAATAATTAGGGTCGCTAAACTTTCCCATCTATTGTATCCTTTGCATTGCTTCTTCCATTTTCTTTTGGACTCCTCTTTTCCGTTCCAAAGTATCTCTATAATCCTCTCTTAAAGCTTGATCTTCAGGATACCTTCTCATTTGTCTTCTTAATTCTTTTAACTCGTTTTCAAGAATTTCAATCTGGAACTGCCAAAATGTTACACTACTTTTCATCTGCTGATTTTGTAGTGCTCCTGCAATTTGGATTTCTAAGTCCTCTACATTTTCTTTAGCTTTTATCTCAACTTCTGCAACTCTAACCTTCACTTCTGTAACTTCCTCATCCTTTGCATAGTGAGCATCAAAAGCCCATATACCACCTATTAAGGAAAGTATAGCTGTAATCACTCCTATATATGTCATTAATTTTTTAGTAAACATTAAACTTCCTCTAATATCTTAACTGTGTTACTAGATAAATAAGGAAATTGATTGAGACCAAGTTGAATCGGCCTTAACTTATTATCCCTATTAACCCAAGGTGGATCAACCCATCTTGGATAAAACTTAGAATCATAATTATATATTATTTTATTACTATTGATATCTCTTATATTTAGATTTCTTATACCCTTAATATATTCGAAATCATCATCAGGTGAAATATTACTTGTATCTAAAAGATATTCAACAACATCGTTAAAATCCATTTCACTATAAAATGTCTGATTTTCAGGTCTAAAATAATAAATCAACTTATTCAAAACATCTCTTGCAATATCTGTAAACTCATATATTCTTTTCTTTCTAACACCAATTTCAAAACTAAAATAAACTAAATCAGGAACAGTCATGATTTCATAAGCAGAAATCATTTTTCTTGGTTTCAAATAATCAAGCAATTCTTCTTCCCATGCTGTTGCATATCTAGTTGGAACCAAAACTGATTCTGTCTCCCCCCAATCTGTTGTTATACTTCCTGCTGATGTTTGTATTGTATTTGCATTATAATCTTCAGGAATAACACTAATTTGAACTATATTATATAATTGTGGGTCTCCTGCTCCTGATGGAACAACATCTTGTTCACCATATGCATTTGCTTTTACAACATCTGATCTTGCTGATAAATAAGAATTATAAGCTACTGCATTTATATCTCTAAACTGAGACCTTAAAGCTGAAGCTGAATTAAATTTGATTTCATCAATTGTTTCAGGAGAACTTGCCCCTATAGTAGCAGCACTCAATGTCATTGTAATACTATCATTAGATACATAAGAAGTTGTTATTCCTCTTGTCAATTCAATTAATTCATCTGATTGTATTGTCCATTCTTCATCAACATCAGCACCTATACTACCATTTATCCCTAAACTATCTAAAACTCTAACATCTATATCATCATCTTCCGTTGGAACATTTCTTGCTGAATTAAATACAATTTTACCCCTTCTATATCTATCATAAATTAACATATAGACATTATCTGAATCATCTGATACAACATCTAAATAAAAATCTGATACTCTTATCCATTCTGTATTATTTACCGTCACTCTACAACTTGGTAGACTATCTGTTAAATCATCATCATATGCGTATTCTTGTGGTAAAATTAATTCATTATCAATAAGGTCATCCCCTGTATACCCTGTTAAATTAAGTACTTCTCCCTGTCTTACAGGTAAATTAATGATTGTCGTTGTTCCTGTTGCTGTAACTTGAACTGAAGCTGTTGTAGCAAATAAAATTTCATTGCCTTCTTCAGAATCTTGTCTACCTGAGTTTAATTGCTTCCAAGGCAATACTCTTAAAACATCACCCACTTGTGTTCCTGAAACAGAAACTTGTAATGTTCCTCTTGCCGATCTAGTTCCTTTGGGTTCATATCCCACCTGTCTTGCTAACCTATTTGCAGCTTCATAAACATCTGCTGTTTCAAGAAAATTATTTTTTGCAACTTTATTTATGAAAAATGTGTTTAATTCAGATATATAAGCATTCAACTCCATTAACACTGAGATATTAGCACCTTCAAAATCATAATCTTTAAATATGTCACTATCTCTTAATTCGCTTCTAAATTTCTCAATAAGTGTAAGATAATCTATGCTTAAATATTCCGGGATAAATTCTGCCATATGATTACTCCCTCTTTATCTTGTTAATACAAAGTCTACTGACTCAATTTCGTTACTACCAATAACTGTAAAATTCAATCTACATCTATAATAATTTTCATCAGCCCTTGGTTCTATATCAAATCCTGTTACTTCAATTCTGTTTTCCCATATTCTTATAGCATCAAGTAAATTTTCAGCTATGAGTCTTGCAGTTATAGCGTCTATGGGTTCAAATAAAAGCTTCGTGATATTAGATGCAAATGTAGGTAACATTCTTCTCTCACCTTGAATAGTTAATATGATATTTCTTAAACTATTAAAGATAGCATCAACATCCGTATCTCTTTGTATATCACCATCAGACTGTCTTGTAAGAGAATCGTCTGTATCACTCCAATAATATCTAGTTGTCATATTATTTCCTCTTTGGGTCTATAACAATATATATTTCTCTACCCTTATTTATCTTTCTTTGGGAAGAAATTTTATAATTTTCAGTAATTAATATACATTCTGTTTCTTCTCTAGCTCTTTTATTATATAAAATTCTTTCCTTATTTTCTTGATAATACTTTTTATTGTATTCTCTAATATGTTTTTTATTCTTTTTCTTCCATTTTTGGATAGTTTTTTGCTTTGCTAACCTACCAATAGGTGTACAAGCATATTTTAATCTTTTATCCCTCATGCAATCTCTACAATAAATATTTTTACCATCAGGATTATCAGACCTTTTACCGAACTTACCTATTTTTCTGTTCCTACCGCAACATTGACATATCTTTTTCATTTTCTTGTTCTCAACCAATTTCTTGCAGCAACTTCTCTTGTCTTTTCAGGCCATCTTTTGAATTCTCCTGTTACTGACAATGACCACATAGAATCTGTATCAGTCAAATCCCATACAATGAACCCCAATGGTTCACCTTCAGGATTCTCAACCAATACAACACCCAATGGATACCGAACCTCAATGAAGTTTCTGACCTTTTCTAATTCTGCTTTCGTCTTGTACTTGACAACAAACTCTTTGGCCTTATCAATTCCTTGAGCAACCTTCCAAATGTTATCCATCTTTCTTTTAGGTGGTTTTTTATTAGTGCCTTGCATTTGCATCATGAGCTTTGCCGCACAATCAACCCCTGTACAGAAAGGATTCCCTACCTTTTCGCCTTGAGAATTCAACTCACTAAACCATACTACTTTCTTAAGGCTAGTCTTTCCACATACATCACACACGTCTTGATCTTGGTTGACACCCAATACTGCATACTTTGATATTGCTTCGGTAATAAGATATTTTTTTAATCTCATTTCATTTCACTTTCAATACTCTATCAGGTTTTTTTAAATTTATTTTCTTTGATCTATCCCAAATTCTTACTTCTTGCCCCCTTACACCAATTTTTTTAACGAAAGCTCTAACATCATCTAATGTATTGACAGTTTTAGAATGTGGATTTTTATTGTCTTCAGGATCATCAACCTCAACATAATAATTATACTGTTCATCTAAATGCTTCTTATGTTTTTCTTTTCGAGTATATCTCTTTTTATCTTTAAAATCCTGTCCTTTTGGTGGTATAGGAATTCTTAAAGCTTTCTTTTGATCTGATTTTTCCTTATCAAAAACTCTTTTCTGTTTTCTTTTGCCTTCATCTAAAAATCTTTTAAATTTCATTTTCCCCCTAACTGAATTATATATTTTTCTATTTCTTCTTTATCTTCTATATTATTATCCATAATCCATTCTGTAGTTTTTCTTATTATATCTCCAACTTTTTTTCCAGGTTTTAAACCTGTAAGTCTCATTACATCCTTTCCATCCACAAGCTTTACTTGTTTATTGACTTGTTTCATACCATATTTCTCTTTAACCTTAATTGCTTTATCAACCGTCTTAGCAAAATCTCCCTCATTATCAAATCCTCTGACTAATTCATCAGCTTTGGCAACCGAAACCAATACATCCCAATTATCATCATTAACAAGCTTTGCAATCTTGGATGGTTTCATATCAAGAATCTTATGAAACTTCATATGATTTCCAACCGCAAAAAGTAAAGCATCCCTTTCCTTATTGCTCATCTTTAGTCTGTCTGCAATAGCATTCACAAGTTCAACCGATTTCTTAGCATGTCCAAGATATTTCGGTAGTCCTTCTTGCTGAGTTTGTGTGACTCCTTTTCCGATATCATGTAAAAGTATAGCCAAATTTTTAATCGGATTCGCAGAATCACTCTTTTTAAGTGCTTGCATAACATGACTGAATACCGTTCCACCTTTACCCCTTGTTTCAGGGTGATGTTGTAAATTTTCTCTGAACCATTTCAGGTTCATAACTTCAGGAAGTATATGCTTCAGAAGTTTAAGTTTATCTAACTGTAAAATATATTCTGCAAATTTCTCCCCACTTTGACTTGCAGATTTCATTAACTCATCTTTTATCCTTTCAGGAGCTAGACCTGCTATGTTATGGGATAACTTCTGAGCCGCTTTTTCTGTTTCCTTTTCAACATCAAATCCAAGTTTTGATGAGAACCTTGCTAACCTCATCATCCTCAAATAGTCCTCACCGAACCTCTTATATGGGTCTCCTACTGTCTTGAGAACTCTATTAACAATATCCCTTCTACCGTCAAAATAATCTATGATTTCGCCTTTAGCATTGATACCCATAGCATTGATAGTAAAATCCCTTCTCTCTACATCCTCTTTGAACTTGCCTGTTATAGTAACTGATTCGGGTCTCCTACCATCAAAGTAAGTTCCATCATTTCTGAATTGAGCTATCTCAAAATCAAATCCACCATGTTTAACTGTAACTATACCAAAGTCCTTTGACTTACCTATATCATAGGTCTTAAACATCTTACCCAATTCTTCCATTGGCATATTAGTAGCAATATCAACATCATGGGGTTTGAGATTCCCAAGGATGATATCCCTAACAGAACCACCAACTATATAAGCCTTATACTTTGCCCTGTTAATCTTGTTTAAGATACTCACACCTGCTTGAAGCTCTTTATTCCTTCTCACATAATCTTGCCAATCCTTTAGAAGTTCCCTTGCTTCATTCAAATATCTTTTAAATCTCATATTATTTCCACCTAGATATTATTAATTCTCCCCCCCGTTTTTTTGCAAGATTTCTTAGAATAGAGATTTTATCCCCTGATTCCCTTTCCCCCTCTATTCTATCTTCATATCTTTCATCTTTTTTTGACCATGACCCACCTTTAAGAATATGCATTTGTCCTTTAGCTGATATGAGACCTATTTGATCAATCCCATATTGTTGAAGACCTTTTAACATTTTTATATCACCACCTGAAAACGTATCAAATCCTTTATCGTCTTTACCAGAACTTGAACTATGAGAATGAAATTGAATTGCATCTTTATCATCCAATATTTCTTTCCACCTTTTTTTCCATTGTTTATTATCTATAATTTCACCATTTGACATAACCCAAAATGATGGGCCATGCCCTAATCTTTTTGGGTCTTCCTTTATAGCTTTCTTTATGGCTTTCTTTATTAAAGATAATGATATATTTTCATTTAGATATCTTACAAATCTCATAGTTTTATTAACTCTTTTATAGCTTTTTTCCATTTACCGGGAACTTTTCTATCAAAAAAACCATATACCTCTTTCCATCCTGCTTCTAAATAATTTGGTGAAATACAATAATTTAAGAAATGTTCTGAAAAAATCTCTACAGGAGATAGATCATAGACTGAGCTTTTCATATTATGCAAAAACAAATCACTATTAGCTGAAATAGTGTTAAGCCTTTCATCTAATAAATGACCTAATTCATGAATGATAACCTCTTTTGGTATTTTCTTATTTAAGTATTCCTTTCTGAATATAACTTTTCCCCCTCTGACATGAGCTTCCTCTGTACCTTGGACATTTCCGAACTTCATCTCAAAACCCAATGATTTATAAAACTCAATCGCTTGTTGTGGATTCGTATATGGTTTAGATAAGTTCTTTATTTTTGAATTATATGTATTCCATTTAAGCCTGAATAATTCATCTGCATATTTAATATAATCCTGATACCTTTGGAAATCTTTCTTTGAATATACCTTATCTAAAGATGGTTTAGGCACAAATTCTTTATGAGCCTGATACTCAACACCTATTTTATCAAAATATATCTTACGATAATGGACTTCTTTTTTCTTATCCCCTGTCTCAATATACATCTCAATAAAGTCTGATAAGGTTTGCTCTAACTCTGAACTCTCTGTTATTAAAAAGGAATAAAAATATTTTTTAAATCTCATTAGTTTTAACCTTTTTCCATACTTTTTTAATATTTAGTCTTTGGATTTGTTGTGGTTACGCTAATAATATCATTTACATCATCCGTTATCTCTTGTTGTAATTCTTCCGATCTTGTTTTAAATAATTTTAAATTATCTTGTAAACCCGAAACAAACCCTGTCATTAAATTATCAACATCAAAACTACCATCATCTGCTAAATAAAGATCACTAATAACAGTATCAATTCTTGTTTGTAAAGCTGTCACTTGAGCAGTATATACTCCCAATGTATCATTAGTAACAACACATTGAAGTTTTCTATCAAGACCTGCTATTAAATTTCTAATGTCATTACATAATCTCCATAACTTCTGTAGTAATTTCATTAAAGTATTTTCAGGTAAATTTAATAGATCATTAATTAGATCAATACCATCCTCAATATTCTTAAGAAGATCATTCAAATATTTTCTAACCATTGATAAGATATCATTCAAACAATCTTCAATAAAATCATCAATAGGAGCAAGGTCTGTTTTTGATGCACATATAGCTTCTTTAGTAAAAGCACTTAAAGCTGCATTTACAGCATTTGTAGGTGATAAATTATTAGGGTCAAATGCAGACCCTTGATCTCTAAAATCTGTAACAAACGGCAAGATATCTGCTGCTTGTTTTTCAAGTGTTCCTATTCCCCTATCAACTTTATCTAAAAGCATTTGATAAGGATTTAAAGTTTGATTTGCTGCTTGACAAGACATATTTATTCCTTATAATTTATCTATTAAATTCATTTAAACCCCAACTTAACTTGCTTTAGCATTACTAGTAGCTATTCCACCTATACTAAGAGTAGGAGTAGGTGGATTAGATGTAAATGTTGCTCCATCACTTGTTGATCCTGTATGAACATGAGCATTGTACCATGTTAAAAATCTTTCATCTATTAATCTCCTAAGAGTAGCTTGATCTGCAACATTTACTGCTCCTGTTATTCCTATATTAGAACCAACTAGCTGTATGTTTCCACTTGCTGTAAGAGTTATATTCCCACTTACAGTTATACTTAGATTCCCACCTATAACATCTGTTTTATCACCTGTTACCTCATTTGCTTCATCACCTTCATATAACCTATCTTTATCGCCTTGTATATTCTCATATTTATTTCCAGTTATATTCTCTATTTTATCTCCACTTATGTTTTCTGTCTTATCTCCACCTACAGTCTGAGTAAGGTCTCCATCTATATCTTCAATTTTATTTCCATCTATTTGAATCTGTTTATTCCCACCCACTTCAATAGTTTCATCACCTTCTACTTTTTTCTTTGAATCACCATCAATTGTTAGATTCCTTTGCTGCTTTATATGAATATTTTTACCTTCTGTTACTATCTCATATTTTTCAGCATTATTTTTTACAACCATATTTCCATCATTATCAATTTCGATAAAACTATTAGATGGATGATAAATATTTATTCTTGCGGCATTTGGAGTAGAATCTAATTCAATAGTAAGTCCACCATGAGTAGTTATAACATAATTATGTGGATATCTTGCAGCAAAAGGAGATTGAGGTTCAGACCAATTGCCCCCCAAAGCTGTAGGAACTGAAATATCTCTTTCATTATTCTTAGTTTCAACTAATGTTCCTGCTTTTTTTCCTCTTGATAATCTATGCCAATCAGGTTCACCCAATCTTTGTCTTGTAGGATATTGTCCATTAGGGTCTTTAAATCCATCTGTACTCATTGTATCCCTATTATCATTAGAATATGATTCCTTACTTTCGGGTATACCTGGCATTGAACCAAAATATCTTAATTGAGTTGGATTGCCATTCTCAAAAAAACACATAACATGAGACCCCTGAAGTGGAACAGCCCAAATTCCAAATCCACTTATAGAACCCTCATTAATTGGTAAAATTGGTTCAGCCCAAGGTAATTCGTCTGTTGGAATTCCTTCTAATTCTGTCTTAATCTTTGATGAGGTATGAATCCCATGAACCCTAACTCTAACTCTACCTGCTTTCAATGGGTCTTCATTATCCTCAACTACCCCACGAAAAATACCATCTAATCTTTCTACTTCTATCATTGAATCACTAGGTGGACTTTTAAGCATATCTTATCTCCTTTTCGGAACTTTTTTAAACTGTCTTGTTTCTTTTCCTAATCCCCTTAACAATTGTATGGTCTGTTGAAAAAGTCTAGAAGCTTCTTTTTGTGTTTTCATTCCTGCATCTTTTAATTTCTCTAGTATATCAGAATTCATTAAAAGATCATGAAGCTCATTACCTCTATCAACAGCTTGAGATGCACTTGCTTCTCCTATATATTTTTCAAATTTCATTTTTATTTCCTCTTAATAATTGAAATTACACCCTTTTCTTGATATATATTTGCCTTCTTTGATTCATATAAAATTCTACTTCCAATATCAGAATAGGCATTTCTAATCAAAACAAGTCTCTGTCTATAATAATAACTATGTCCGGGGTCAAATGAATGTGTAATACTCTTTATTAGATATTTGCCTTTTAAAAGATCATTAAATTGCTCTCTATTTCCTTCTCCCCTTCTCCAACTAGGCCACTCTACTTTAATATGTTGACCTGCATATCTCTTTTCATGACCCTGAACAACCAAATTCATTATAAATTGCATATTATATCTTTTTGCCCAATCATTATAAGATATATTATCAATCAAATCATAATTTGAATCTCCTACCATTGTATTAGATGATCTCACATCATCTATTTCTGGATATAAAGTTTTTCTACCTAACATAACAGTTTCATCGGCCCCATCAGAATATAAAAAATCATGATTCAAAAGCTTCTTAGTTTGAAAATCATATCCTTTCCATGTTCCCCCTCTAATTATAGGATTAGATTTTCTATCTAACCCACTAATCCACCATTCGAGAATCTCATTATCTCTATCAACCCCTGTAAAAAGATATGGGTCTTTATCAAGTGTTCTACCTATATCTCCTAATAGATAATTCATGGTAACGAGATTATGACTGAACCCATTTCTTGTATTATTAAAACAAAGATATCCTGATGTTCCAGTTTCTTTTCCCTTTGCCCTTCTCATCAACCATCTCATTGCTACTTGTGGAGTCCAATATGGAATAATAAAATCTGTTTTATTACTACTTTCTTCATAAATAAATGGTCTCCCCCCATTTTTAAAAAATACCATATTATTTAAAATTTCTCTCATTATCGTAGAATATTTTTCGTCTTGCCAACTTCTACTATATTTTCTCAATGTAAATGCAGCAAAAAATGTATCAACAAAATGTAATGTAATTAAATTTTCAGATTCTTCTCTAACCCCCGGCCCGACTTGAGATATTCTACTTATTTTCCATATATCAAAAACCAATTCTCTTCTTGAATTTGTATTTTTATCATCAACAGAATAAATAACAGCTATTTTTTCATTCCCTGTAAATGGAGCTAACTCCATCAAATTAAAACGATCATTAAATGTTATTGTTCCCACCATGCAGAATTTAAAAATATCCTCAATGAAATATAATTCATGTATATCAGCATTATCTAGAACAAGTGATTGATTCTCTGTGATAAACATAACCGTAAAAAGCTCTTTTCTTAAGGTTATGTTTCCTGTTTTTTGATATTCTGTTACCATTAATCCTCTGCTATCTTCTCAAGGTCTGCTGTTAACGTATAAACATACTCTTCTCTAAGGACAATCAATTCTTGACCTTCCTCTAATTCCTCAAATGGATTCACTGTATTATTCAATAAAGCTATAACCCACCATAAAAAAGGTGTATTATATAAATTATATGATACATTATCCCAATATTCTCCATTGGATACTTCATATGATTGAAAGAAAGAAACATTACTGTATACGTCTTCATTTGCAACATAACTTCTAAATATATTTAGGAATTTTGTTTCTCTGTCCTCATCCAAAAGAACATTAAATAGCCTTAAAAAGCTAAATGTATTCTTTTCAATACCTGTTAACTCAAAGAAAGATTTCTCTGTATAAGTAGTCACTGCCATTTATTTATCCCATTTTATCTTAGCTATTTTTTTATCTTTCTCAAACCATTTCATTATATCTTGTTGGGTTCTTGCAGTAGTAGAACTTTCTATATCACCAAATTCATCTCTAATTTCACCATAATACATACCACTTTTATCTTGACCCATTTTTATTCTTTTCTTTCCTGCTATACCACTCCAAGAACTTTTTCCTTTAATAACTTCCCCTAAATATTTTTCTACTAAATCTTTCATAATTATTATCTCCTTAAATCAATAGTTTTACCACAATGAGGACACTTGAACCCCTTGTTAAGTCCTATTCTACCCCTTCCACCATGAGGATGAGCAGTTGTATATGCCATTACACCATCTTCTGATTCATTGACAATGACAACTCCCTCAAAAATTACATTACCTTCTGAATCTCTGATAAGCATTTTAGCCTTATCTAATGATTTAGCATAAACCTTATCCATTGTTTCAACTTCCTTATATTTATCTTTTTTGTTTAGATATTTCTCCATTTGATCTGATGTTGCCATTACAAACCCCCTCTTTTTTAGATTCCCCATTACATAATGGTTTATTTTTATATCGCTTCTTTTTTTTAAGTCTCCAATTAATAAATTTCATAAGCTTAAAAATACAGATATCCTACTAAGATATATTTATAAAAATTTAGTGGATTTAAAAAAGAAAGGTAAATTTAGTGGATTAAAAAAAGAAAGAGGGAATGGATTTCTCCACTCCCTCTAACTCAGAAAGGAAAAAAATTCACAACAGAGAAAAACAATGGTAAAAACTCTGTCATGTTTTTGATGAAATTACGCTTTGAATTCTTATGGTATCATACGCTTATCCCATCAAAATCGTTATAAATATGGATTCTATATTGTTGTAAAAATGTCCTGCTCAACCCCCGATGAAAAAATATCAGGTTCTATACCTGTATCCCAAGTTTCACCATCTTTATTTTCAAGCTCATCAGGATCAATTAAAAAATCTTCTTGATCAAAAAAATCTTCAAATTCCATAATAAAACTCCTTTGTTTTTTAAGTTAACATTATTTATTATATTTATACTTTATCACACCAAAAATGTATTGTCAAGCATTTTTTAATAAAGGTTTAATAAAATCTTCATAAACTCTCATATATTTAATCTGATAATCTTTATCATCTCTTGCTGATATATCATCTTTAGTGCTATGAGCTATAAACCATGCTTTAGGTTGAGGTATGCCTATGATACCCCTTCCAAAACATTTCAATAAAAATGCATAATCTAATAATCTCTTATATTTATCATCAGTTACAAGACCAACTTCCTCAATAACCTCAGTTAAAAACATAGAATTTGAACTAATATAGTTGGATCGAACTAACCTATTAATGTCAAATGGCCTTGCAGGGAAATTAGCATTCACATGTCCTTGAAACTGAAAAGTTGCATAACAATATCCTATTTTAGATGTTCCAGATGAATATGAAAATTCATTCAATCTATTATACAACCTATCAAGCATATTCCTTCCCATCTCTATATCCCTATCAATCATGATATAATATGGGGGAAGTTTACCAATATTCTTTTTATACCAATCTATTCCTGCTTGTGCATTTGTAGGTATATTATAGTTTCCCTCACTTGTCAACCAAAAAAAGGGAACTTTATTCCTTTTTATGGTTTTTTTAGTCAATTTACTTACCTGATGATTTGGTAATAAGGGTGTTACAACCAAAATTTCAGGGTGTCTATCATCAGCTAATTTTCTAATTTTATTCATAATGACACATTATAACATATTTTTTAAAAAAAGTTAACAAAAATATTCATTTTTTAAGACCAACTGCCTGATACAGGAGCACTATAAGTAATCAAATTATCATCTAATGATAATCTTGTTGCATCCACCCAAGCATTCGATCTTTCTGTATTAGATATTCTTAACTCATCAACTAGACCATCATAATATCCACCCCCACCATCTGAATTTCCTACATAAACTCTTTGAAGATTACCGCTTGAATCTTTATTCGGGTCTCTTGAATAACTATTTGAATCTGTTGAACCATCTCTATTATATGTAACAGTATTACTTGATACATTTCTTCTCATCGCAATATAATAATATGTACCTGTACTTAAAACTAGATTACTAGAATCTTCCACATTTACACCTGAATCATATTCCCAAAATATTCTCAATCTTTCTGAGGGATCTAAAGTTAAAGAATATAAATAATTAGTTACTTTAGATTCACCACCTGCTCCACACATCATAAAATATTGGTTATGATTTTCATCTCCATCTCTTCTTACAACCATTTCAACAGTTACATTTCCATTTATTTGAAGTTCAGAATGTATACCTGTTCTTAACCAATCTCCCGACTGACCCGGAAAATCAACACCTTTTCCTATTTTACTATCTTTAAATGCAGAATCAGAAAGACTATTAGCAGTTAAATTTCTTCCATATTTACTTTCTATAACTGAAGCTGATAAAGGAGTATTAAAATGACAAACAAATTGTAAGTTGGAATTAACCCAAACCTCAGAAGCGGGAGCCGAACCTGTTTCTCCAATATAAGTTTCATTATCAACTTGATCATTATCATAATATAAAGTCAAAGTTGTTCCACTAGTTGGAAGTGTCTCAATATTTGTATGTAACCATGCTTCCTCTCCTGAACCATTCCAATATTCTATCTCAACATATTTTTCATTACCTTGTTTATCTTCTATTTTTATCTTTTTACTATTCTCACCCAATACTGTAAAAACATCTGTTACATCTGTATTAGTTATACCTGAAGAACTAGATAAATATATCATTACAGGAATATCAGAAAGTATGGATGATGATCCATTAACAGTAAGTTCTATTGAATTATTCCAAGGAGTTACACTAAAACTACTCGAACTGCTTGATACAGAACTAGAACTTGATGATGAACTTTCGGAACTAGAACTTGAAGATGAACTAGAACTTGAAGATTCTGAGCTTGAACTTGAAGAACTGCTTAGAGAACTAGAACTTGAACTCACTGAACTCGAACTTGAACTTGAAGAACTGCTTAGAGAACTTGAACTTGAAGAACTGCTTAGAGAACTCGAACTTGAACTTGAACTTACTGAGCTTGAGCTTGAACTTGAAGATGAACTTGAAGAACTTGAACTTGAAGAACTTGAACTACTTTCACCACATATAATTTCATCATAAGAATTAAACTTAAGATTATCAAAATCAAATCTATAATTAGCATTTGTTGTAATTCCTTGTCTCCATCCAAGAATTCCTATATAACAAGCAGAAGTTACCCATGTCTCTGTATTACCTATTTGTACCCAATCTCCACCACTAACAACATATCCCGATAATTGATCTCCTGACCTCACTAACCTTAATCCACCTGATGTAACTGTAGTAGCTACATCATAAAAACCATTATTAGCACCATCATCATCATATCTAAATCTATACTTTGGTTCACCTGAATTTTGTCTTCTAAATATTCCACCCCATTTTGTATTTTCATTTCTATCTACAGAAGTAGTTAATCCCATCATTTGATCTTGATCTACTTGACCTGAAATAGCAACAAATTTGATTTGAACATCAAAATCCCCTATAAAAGTTGAACTAAGAAGCTTCCAATGATTACCATAATATCCATTATTTATTACAAATCTTCCTTGATTGAGACTATTTATATATGCCGAACCTTGACCATTTGTTGGATTTGCATAGAATAACTCCCATCTATGAACATTCCAAGGATCATTCTCTGAACTTGTAAAATCATCATCAAGAATTACATAACAAGATTCACTTGAAGAACTTGAGCTTGAACTTGAAGATTCAGAACTTGAGCTTGAACTTGAAGATTCAGAACTTGAGCTTGAA